CCTCAACTTTATTCGGTACAGGAATTTCGAACGTTTCGTATTCCACACCCGGTACGTTTTCGTATTTAGGATCCATGACAAGACTCGAATAACAGAGATTGTGTGCCATCATGATTGAAGGATACAAACCTTCAAAATCTAGAGCTGTGATCGGCTTGTAATACGCACCTTTTTGTGCTTCAAGGACCGTTGCCCCTTCGTAGCCTTGATCACCGAGTTGTCCATATTGAATGGTGGGTACCATGAATCCCATTTCCCGCGCCTTTTTCGTGAGTTGACTGAATACTTTGATCTGTTGACCCCGCTCGACGAGATAACACAATGGAACCCATGTCGCTTTTGCCATTTCTAGAAGATTAATTAGAATGCATAGCTTAGACAACAGGCGATGCGGAAGTAAAGTGTCCTTGATACAATACTCCGCGACTTCCCGTAATTTTACTGGATCACCCTCTTTGTATCTAGCAAACATCTCCTTTGCGGGCATATCAATTTTATTGTCTCCGAGATACAATTTTGATACGTTATCCAATTTATAAGAGTCGAGTTTGTACCCTTTCTTGACTTCATGGAACAAATCGAAAATGAAACGACCGGGCATACTCACGAGTTTCAATGCATTGTCACCCAGTGCACTCGAAGAAAGCCTCTTCATTGTGAGTTCACAGTTATACCCCTTCATTTTGCTTAATTGAAAAAATGTGGGGTCACACCGAGTCACGATCGCTCTTTTCATCAGATATTCAAGATCAAACCCAAAAATATTCCACCCGGTTATGATATCAACCTCATTGTTATGTAAATAGTCCTTAAAAGCCATTAACATTTCGCGCTCAGTATCGTACGATCTGATATTTGAACCCTCGAGATCTGAATCTGTTTTCTTGTAACATAAACAAGTCTTGTCGTATGGTTCATCACTTCCAAATTTACACAATGAGATTGCAATCTGAAAACACGCATCACCGTCTACATCCGCATCGGGGAATTTACCGGTAGAACTATTACATTCGATATCGACAGATGCAACAACGAATGGCGCCGTCTTCGGATTATCCACGGGTTTTAGATTTCGCCAATTTTTGCATTCCAAATCTATGTCCACGTGTGCGTTGTAAGCTACTTCACAGTTATCACCACTATCCAGCCACCCAGTCGATTGAATACCAGTCCTATGCATAAGGCGAAGAACTGGATCCAAGTTGGATTCATATATTTTCATCTTCACGTGTTCATCTTCCAGTGGTCTTCGAAGTCGTCCGGCTACCATTCGTCTCGACGCCAAATTCCTAAAAAATAATTGGAGATATGGAAATTGTTCGTTGTTTTGAAATCCCCACACATCTTTTCGATTGATAGTATTGTAACTGACGAGGCAGCCAGGACAGGCCTTGTCTATTTTGTTATATAGATTCTGAACTCGTTGCTGCGTGACGTTCCTCGGGAGCTTTACGAAAAAATAAGGTGTGAACGCGGTCGTTACACACACAGATTTACCCACCTCATCTTTACCAAATATACTGACCAAGTGTTCCTCCTCGGTATCCCTTGTCTCCCAGGTGAGTGCCTGGAAGATGACCATACCTCGTTATGTACCTAAAATTTTAATATCGTTTAATAATAATTATGTCAGCTGCACTTGTCGATCTTGTATCAGTCGGAGCTCAGGATGCCTACATCACGGGCGAACCACAGGTGAGCTTCTGGCGTCAGAACTACAAGCGTCACACCAACTTTGCCATTAAACCAGAACGCATGGATTACATCGGCACCTTCACCGGTGGGGGTGAAGTTGTCATCCCAATCCGATCAAAGGGTGATCTTCTGAGCTATATGTGGATAGAACAACCAAATATATCGAATGTCGGTATCAACACGGATGGATTCCATTCCACCGATGATACGTCCGTCACCGAATTTAGCCTCCACGTCGGCGGACAAGAAGTGTGCCGCATGGATTCCCTTTACATACAAGGTGTCCACAACGTTTTGTTCAAGGACAGTCAAGCGAAAGCTTCTTGTGCCATCACCACGGCCGAAGTTTCCGATAACGCGAAGGGTATCAGTGGTACCGCCGGTGATTATTATATGATTCCATTCTTTTTCAGTGAAGACTGGACCAAATCTCTCCCATTGGTCGCGTTGCAATATCACGAAGTTGAGTTGCGAATCAAGTGTCGATCTGGATTCGGTTCGTTTGGCGCCTCCCCCAAGGTGTACGGTATGTACACATACCTCGACACAGCCGAAAGAGAGTATTTTACCGAACAAGAACACGAGATACTCATAACGCAAACGCAGTACCAGCCAGCCTCTAAGACCGATACCTCGATCGATCTCACCTATTTCAACCACCCAGTGAAATCGCTTCACTTGACAACATCTAACGTGTCGGGCACTGGATGGAACAGTGATTACAGCTTCGATTCGTCGTCTCTTTACATCAATGGCCTTTCGTTGTTTGAAAATACATCGAACGCATTCCATCACAACGTCGTTCACGAAATGCACACTACCGTTCTCGCGCCATCCTCTCTCGACGCACTTCCATTGTTCTCGTGGCCATTCTGTCTCACCATGAACAAATCCCAACCTAGTGGCACACTTAACTTCTCTCGAATCGACAATGCGAAATTGACCATTCAAAATCCAAAGTCCGATGCCAGAGATGGCTTGTATAGAGTGTACGCCGTGAATTATAACATTTTGCGCGTCAAGGATGGTATGGCTGGAATCGCGTTTTCCAACTAATTTCCAGAAGAACCAAATCCACGGGACCCGCGTTGTGTCTCCACTAATTCATCGACTTCTTCAATAATAGGTGTTTCACACCTCTCTAGGATCATTTGTGCGATCCTATTTCCCTTCTTAATGACGAATGGTTCACTTCCGTGATTAAATAGGATAACTTTCAATTCACCCGTAAAATCGGGGTCAATGATACCAGCGCCAGTCTGTATACCATGTTTAAGTGTGAGTCCAGATCTTGGTGCGATTCGGCCGTATACACCCGGTGGTAGTGACGCACACACGCCAGTGCTTATAAATGCTCGTTCAAGTGGTGGTACTATGATTTCTTCCATGCTATATAAGTCATAACCTACCGATCCAGGTGATGTTCTCGTTGGTATGATAGCATCTGGATATAGCTTCTTAATTCGAAGACTCATGAATCACATTCGGGTTAAATCTTTATGCATGTATATATAAATGTTACCTGTCATAGTAGCAATTGCAACTGCAGCCTTTGTGTATACGATCACAGGTGAAAATCTCGTATCATCAGGGGAAGCCAAAAAGATGATAAGAAATGGTAAGATTAAGAAGGTTATCGATGTGCGGACATCGATGGAGTATAGACTTGGACATTACAAGGGTGCGATTCATTTACCGGTAGGTAAAATGAATAAACAAACGACGTCAAAACTCCCCAAGCGGGGGTTGTTGGTCTACTGCAACACCGGGCAAAGGGCCAGAATTGCAGCGGAGAGATTGATTCAATTGGGGTTTAAGGATGTGTATTACATCGCGGGACACTATTCGAGTCTCAACTGAGACCTTCGATGACCTCCTTCGTCTTTTCATACATTCGCTTCGCGTAGAACTTCTCATCCTTGAGTTGTTCCCATATCGTCAATCGATACTCCAAGAATTCTAAGAATCGCTCGGGGTCTCGTTTAGACTTGTAACGAATCTTTTCACCTTTCATCGCACCGTTCATGGCGGCAATCTTGGCTTCAAACATGCGTTTTTGCATGGCATCCGGAGTCTCACGAGACGTGATCTCTTCTTTTTTGAGAGACATTTGTATTACAAGGGTTTCTTATCTTTATTACTAATAAGGTACGAATGTTTGTAACATTAACTGTAATTATAATTTTAATTCTGGTACCACTTGTGGTTGTCGTGTGTACCAGACTATCTGAGCCTCACCCCGAGGACTTTACGTAATTTTTGAAGAACTGTATTGTCGGGTATGGCCTTACCCGATTCATACGAATTAATGATATTCGCCGGAACTCCCACCGCCACCGCTAAATCTTTTTGTGTTTTGAAACCTTTAGCGATGCGCGCTTGTTGAATCGTCTTCGACATAGAGAGACTCACCTTTTCGTGTGTACCTATTTCAGTTTGATCCAGTTTCTGTGCCTTCGTTACTTCACGATGGGGACTCGGAACATTCTGTTTCACGCCACGAATCACGACGGGTTTCCAGTCTTGGTGCTGCATTTACTTAGTCACGAATTAAATCTTTAATGATATGATATGTATATATAGCATTATATACAAGGGATGTCGCAAATACATATGGGATTTTTTCAAAAAATCCGTACACTATTAAACCTGTAGTATAAAACATGTGTATAGTGATTAAATTAATTATATATTCGCACCGTATAAAATACATAACAAATAATGTAAACACGAGGTTGCATATCATGAGCCAATCGCCTAAGATATTCTTACCACCAAATATAACTAAACCCAAGAACTGCAAAGCGCATAATGATTGTATCGAATATCGGTCGCCATGAGTTAACGACCTGTCTCGCAATCTAGGTGTGAGTTGTACTATTGTTTCATCTTCCACATATTGTGATGCGAGACATATACTCTTATCCGGTCTAATTACCAGCCGCCATATGTTACCCATGTTTTACTTAATAATGAACACACACCCAGTGTTATGTAATATGATCCAACTATCTGTATCAGATGTAATAAAGGTGTGAATAGATTACCGAAAGATACATTCATCTTAACGATATCACGTGTTATTATTTTAATAACCTTTTTAGACGTTCACCCTCCTTGTTTGGTAGAATTGTGAGTTGATCGATGGGCCCTTCGAGGTACACTTGTCCGTGATTCTTTATCTTTTCATGTTTAAGAACTTGATCTACTCTCACCACATTCACGCGCACCATGCGTGTTTTTGCAGACTTACTGTAATATACCGCGAGTGTGGCGGCGTCCCGTTTTGTTTCACGGGGTAATACATTGTCTTCACAGCAAATGACCACGTGTGAACCCGCTCCACCATCCACGTGCATCCACCACTCGTTTGGAAAACTCGATTGTGTGAGAATGTCGTTTTCTTTTGCATCTTCACCCACCTTTATGGTTATACCATCAACAGATGTGTACGTTCGCATAATATATTTAGAAGTGTTACTTTTATGTATGTCATGGCGAGAACTACTACGACTACGAGGGAACAAACGTGGAATAAAAGGGACAATTACGCGTTAAAAATGTTCACTTGGCATCTATATAAGAAATTACATCATCTTGAGTTCTTGGCTGCGTATGCTTACATGCGTATCGTAGAGACGAGGTTTGTAGTTAAGAAATTGAAAACGAGCGATCTGAAGTTTGTTCAATCTTAATGAAATTGATATTTTTTAGTTTATCAATCATCTTGTTCACGTGTTCGTGCGTAATAAGAATGCATTGTTCAGATATAATGCGACCCTTATGTTCAACTAACAAAGGTCCACCCGTACCGATTGTTGTTTTCAGAATATCAAACATGATCAATGATATTATGAATACTTTAAATCACTTAGGTAATAAAAATATTTATTTAATGTAGGTATGAATAACAATAATAACAGGGTGGTCATAGAAACACCCACGACCCCTCCAATGACTTCACCAAATGGACGTGTGATGGTTGACGAAAATCTTGCAAATACGGGAAGGCGAGCTATTGAACGATACGATAGTCGAGGGGTTCCCACCAGACAAAATCTGGAAAATCTTAGAGCTATGAGAAGAGCTCTCATGTCGTTTAATAATGCGGGGTTAATCGGTCGTCGCCTCAATTTTAATAACATGAAACGGATGAATACGTCTGAATACATGAAAAACAAAAATCGCATGAAAAAGAATTCAAATGAAAACAAAAACACAAACAGAATTACATGGAAAGATAATACTGTGAAAAATTTACCCGTAGACCCAATCACAACGAATGAATTCAACGATGGAGACAAAGCGGTAAAAATAAATAAACTTTATCTTTCACCAACATCTTTTAGGAAGATGGCGCGCATGTCCATGACGAGTGCTATAAATGTAAATGGAAATATGATTCTATTTACAAATCCTTTGACACGTGAAAAAGTTAAAAAGGGAGATCTTAAGTTTGTTGTGTTAAAAAGGCGCTAAACTAAAAATCAAATTAATGTATATGCACGTCGTTCTCAAACCGAGTCCTTTGGTCACGCATAAATATAGAATACTGTTACCAAATAAAAGGACATTTGATTTTGGTTCATTAGAGTCCCCAGATTACACGGACCATGGAAACCCGAGACTCATGCGAGCACACCTTCTTCGAAAAGGAGCCCAGATACCAAGAGACTTGCGAGTCGAAACAGACCTATATGAAATACACAGAGGAATGCTTTACGCCGATACCAGCACAGAAGAAAACTGGGAAGACCCCTTTCGTGTGGGGTACTGGGAGAGGTGGATTCTTTGGAGTTATCCAAATGTAAACCAGGCGCAATTGTGGATGACCATGCGCAAGGGTATACTCTTCATGCCGACCGAAGAAATGATGTGGTTTTGTGACGATCGTAAAAAATATTAGATACCGGTAGATCCAAATCCACCCGAGCCACGCTCGGTCTCGTTAATTTCACCGATTTCCCGAACATAGGGCGTTTCACATCGCTCCAAAATCAACTGTGCAATTCTGTCACCCCTTTTAATTTCAAAATCAGTATCACTGTGATTAAAAAGAGCGACCTTGATTTCACCCGTGTAATCCGGATCAATGACTCCCGCGCCGACATTGATACCGTGCTTCACCGTAAGCCCTGATCTCGGAGCCACGCGCCCGTATACATTTACTGGCAAAACAACTGCGACTCCAGTACCGACAAGACCGCGGTTCTTAGATAAGATACAACAATCTTCGACGCTATATAAATCGTATCCAACAGAGCCAGAAGAACCGCGAGTTGGAATAATCGCATGTTGCACGAGTCTCTTCACTTGAAGTTCCGACATTTGTTAATAGGGGCTCGAAGTCTTTATCTCAATTAAGGATTACAGGTCTAAATTAGTAAATGTGGTCCATCCACAACGCAGTCGTTCGTGCGTCGACTGAACCTAAAAATGATTACGATAAACTTAAGAAGCGCATCAATCGTATGACCGTCGCATACGGTGGTGCACTCACGTCTATGTATTTCATCACACAGGGTGCGGAACAAGGTGTATCTTCCACGGTTGGCGTTGCCACGTCATTGGCATACATCGCACTTCTCGAGAGACACGTGGATAACATCGAAAAGTCATCGTTTCAAAAACAGTTACTGGCTCCATTAGGAACCGCTGTGTTTGAAACCGTGTGGAATAGTGCGCCGTTTGCATTTGATTTCGATTATGGTGCGACGTTTGTGGGGTTTCTCGCATATAAAGTGGCGCTTTTGAGTGTCGTGTACGATGAAGTACGGAAGATGTTAATAAATCAAAATGAATAGTACCTAAGTCGCCGAGTTCAGTCGTTAAAATTTAAAATGGGGTTCAGAAACGATGGTAGTAGCCACCGCGATGGTGTGAATGGTGAGCACACACTCATACACATGATAAATGCAGATCCCAGATTTTCATGTGTGCGAGAAAAACTTGGAAAGCTTGAACACCGAGGAGGAACTAAAAATACTGCGGATGCCGTGAGTGACCGAGGATTTCGCATCTCTATAAAAACCAAAAACAGTAACAGTGGGTCTTTCGATTGGCTAAATAAATCTTATGTACACGAAAATGATGGAAGTAGAGATCTACTCAATGACATAAAACAATACTACAGAACATATGGAGACGAAAAAGACACTAGATCCATGATTAACAAATTATCCAACACGCTCCTCAAGTTTATGAATGTAAAAACGTATGTAAATTACGTATTAGATGGGTATGATTGCGATTATATATGCATAAACTTTGTAAAAAAGAGGCATTTTTTCATGTTTCACAAAAGTGAATTGAAAGAACTCTTTGGCTCGTGTGAAGAATATGTACAACCAGCTAAAACAAATACATCGTGTGTGATACCCGGGAGTAAAAATTTAAGAATTCGACTTGTACTAAATAATGGTGTGAAGGCTATACTGAATAAGGGTTCTTCTTTGTGTGTGAAGCTTCAACAGGATAGACCACTTTTATTAGAAAAACATATAAAAA